AGTTTAATTATTTCTAAAAATGGAAATAATCAATATATTATTAAAACTAATAATATAATTAAAGTAAATAATCTAACATTAGATTATTATCTAAGATTAATAAATTATGGTACTAGAGAAATTAAGGGTTATCCTCTAATATCAGAATTATTTAATTATATAAAAGATAACATAAACAAAATTTATAAGGAGTGAGACGGTGGCAATTAGATATTATGATCAAGCATTAGTTGATAAAGTTAAATCTTGGGTAAAAGATCCTAATTTAACTATATTATCTCCATCAGATTCCACTCGATTCTTTCAAATGAGGGCTGACCAATTAGATGATAAACCCTTAAAATTACCGTTGATTGCTATTTCTAGGGATAGTGAAATGGAAATAATATCTACTACTAAAAAATCTCTCTCATATGATGCAGGCCATTTAACCAATGATGTAAATGATCATAACAGGTCAACGGCTGAAGTCTCTAAGGTATTAAATGCTATACCGATTAAATTATCTTATCAGCTAGACATTTATACGAAGTACTTTGCAGAAGCTGATGAGTATGTAAGAAACTTTATATTTAATTTTATTAATTACCCTAGAATTAATATAGAGATACCCTACAATGATGCAAAGGTACTTCACAATTCTACTATATTATTAGAATCTTCTGTATCTGATAGCTCAGATATACCTGAAAGATTAATATCTGGACAATTCACTAGAATGACACTTAGATTAACTATTGATGATGCTTATCTGTTCAGTGTACCATTCATGGATAATTGGAAGGTAGAAGAAGGTTCAATAGAAGTTTTAGAAAACTAGGAAGGAAAAAATATTAATGCCAAAAATTACGATCAAAGAACAAGAACGAGTTAGATTTAATTCCTTTGATGCCACAGATAACGTTGTATTGGTTCCACTTATGTATCTAGATACTGAGGATACTACTTCTAGACCTGTTAAAAAGATTGAATTATATGAAAGATTAACTGATTTTATCAATGATGTTGGTAGTGCTCCAAAAACAGGTGACGAAGTAGATAATACCTATTATTTTATCTGTGAATTATTAAATCAGGGATTAAAAGTTTTAGTAAAGAGATGGCCATTGTCAACTGCATCAGGAGCTGGAACAGTAATTGAACAGTTTACTGCTGCTGTTAATGGTTCAGCTGCTACCTCAGAAGCAGAAGCTGTTGCCGGTATTTTTACTGGCTTTGAGGATAAGAATTTATATAATATTAAATTCATTACAGTTGGTGCTTTAGGAAACGGATATAATTTTAGATCGATCCTTTTAGCCTTGGCTGCAACCAGGGGTGACTGTATCGCTGTCTTAGATTTACCAAATAACTATGACCAAGCTGCTATTTTATCAATGCCAAGTATTGGTGAGAAAGGCTTATATGGTACTTGTGTATGGCCATCATGCTATTTTAATTTATCAAATTTTGCTAATTCTCGTACTGAAGCTGATGGCTTAAAGAGTATTGAAATGCCAGCATCTTTAGCTTACTTAGCTGCATTTGGAAGTAGCATTCAAACAAATGCTGACTGGTTTGCTGTATCTGGAGCAATTAGAGGTGTTATTCCAGATTTAGTAGCTCCTAAGTTTGAAGTTGGTGAAAGATTTATGCATGTACTTCAGGGTGATTCATTACCTGAAGGCGGAGATTCACCATTAGAAGTTAGAGTTAACCCAATCATGAATGCCGGTTCATATGGATATAGAATTTGGGGTAATAGAACTGCTTCAAGTGCTAGCACTGGTGCTGTTGGTGTTCAGGACTTTAGATTTAGAGATTTCTTAAATATTAGAGTTCTATTATGTGATATTAAGAAACAAATTTATCATGCTGCCATGAGAACAACCTTTGAACCTAATGATGATATTACTTGGGTTAACTTCAAGAAATTATGTAATACATTATTAGATCAGATGCAGTCTGGTAGAGGTATTACATGGTATTCTTGGAGAAAGGTTGAAACTGATAAGAAGGCTACAATTAAGGCTGTTTTATCAATTAGACCAATCGAAGCTGTTGAATACTTTGATATTACAATTAACTTAACTGATGAAGAAGTTGAGTTTGAAGAAGAATCTATTTAAGGGAGGATAAAATATGTCAGAATTTGGAACATATCATTTAGCGGATAACCCTACCGTTTATCAGCCTGTTAGACAAAATAACTTTAGATTTATTGTTTCAGGCTTGGATAATTTATTAAGAGTCGGTGAAGATCCAGAAAGTACTACTTCATATATTACTAATGCTCAGGAAGTATTAGATTTCTCAGTAGTATCTTTTAACCCACCACACTTCTCTCAGGGAGAAATTGAAGTTAAGCGTGGAAATAGTACCGTATACTATGCTAGTACTCCAACTTTCTCAGATAATCAGTTAGTTATTAATGACTTCGTTGGAGCTGATGGAAAATCTGTCTTATTAGCTTGGCAGTCATTATCTTATAATGTAATTGATGATACTATTCCTAGTTCAGATAAATACAAGGTAGATGCTACCGTATTAGAATATTTACCTGATAATACTTTAGTCCGTTACTGGGATTTAAAGGGTTGCTGGGTAAAAGGAATTTCTGAAGTTGAATGGAATAATGAAAGTTCAGGAAAGAAGACTGTAACTGCTACAATTAGATTTGATAGAGCAATCCCTCATTTACCAGATTAATATATAATATTGTATTATATATTATTCGAGGAGGCTTTGCATTATGAATAATATTACTATTCAAGAAGAATATAGTTT